CCTTTGACAATAAATGTAGATAACTCTGTGATAATCTCCAAGTCTTCAACAATTAACTTATTGTCCTCGACTAATTGTTTAAGATTAGAACAACCAATACGTTTTACTGCTTTAGTGGTTCTTACCCCCAATTGAGCTCTGCCCCCTGAGAACCCTCCTCCAAGGACTTGTCCCGCTCGCCCACGCATGGAAGCCATTATTATGTTGTCGTACTCCAAGTCAAACTGCATAGCACTAGCAACTTGTTCTCCAATGTCATTAACCTCAATCATAACAAATGCTTGATTATATGCACGAGCAACATCATGAATTTTTGCTGGAAATATAAGAGGTTTAATTTCGTTGTCTCTAAATTTTGCAACAATCTTATAAGGTATTTCTGTTACATCAACCACTACAAATGCTGAGTAATCATTCTTTGTTCCTCTAGAAACATCAGCGGTAAGAAAGTATGTGTGTCCTTCTTGTGGTGAAACATGAACATCTAGTCCAGCATTAGACTGAATTGGAGTTCTATACGTCAACTGTTTAAGTTTAGCTGGTGTGATTAGTGTATCAATAGACCCTAGAAACTCACATTCAAACTCTGTGTTAAATTGAGATTGAGAGGTATTCTTAATAGTTTCTGCTTTCCACTTATCATCACGGCCAGGAACTTCGCTCCAATGTACTTCAATTGGAACATAAGTATTTCTTCCCTCCTCTGCATCCGTCCACAACTTATAAAACATGTTCATACCATGTGGAGTTGAAACAATCATTACCTTGGTTGTTTTACCAGAACTAATTGTTGGATAGACTGAACTAAAGAACTGTTCTGCAACGTTTGCTGGGACGTAGGCAAACTCATCCAGAAATATAATATTATAAGACCCACCACGAACAGCGCTTGCAGAAGTAGAAGATGCGAGTATTTTACTACCATTTTCTAACTCCAAGCTGCCTTTGTTCCAAGACATAACGCCTTGTTGTAACCACTTGGGTAAGTGTTCATATGCGAGTTGAAGTCTCCCAAGTAAGTCCCTTGCAGTAGCAGCCTTATTGGCAAGGATAGCCACATTCACACTAGGATTAAACAAAACATAATGAAGTAAATATGCAATAATAGTAGTAGATTTTCCAGACTGTCTAGGAAGCTTACATATAGTAAAACGATTCTGATGAAACGTTCCTATCATTTCCTTCTGAAAATCATAGAGTTTAAAAGGTACTAGACCTTCATCCAAAGATACAATCATAATATAGTTTTCCACAAAATACTGTGGGTCTGCCATACAACGTTGATACTCTTTAAGTTCTTCCTTTGTCCACGACTGAGCAACATTGGCTCTTTTGAGGTTAGGATTTCCTAGATATACTGATTGTTCTACCATGATTTATTTAGGTTAAATAGAAATGTTCATTTAAATTTTTAGGCATGATTCGTAAACCTCCTGTGGAATTTTATCACTATTCCTCCAATATCTACCATCCTCTAATACTAACTTAATTATATTAGGCCTTTTTCTCCGCATCTGTCTATATTCATAATTATATTCTATATCAATTGATCCAGCCAAAATTTTAATTAATGAGGGTTCTTTTGTTTTACTTTTTCTATAAGTTTCATCTTTAATGTATTTGTTGATATATTCCTTAGCCGGTTGTTTATATGTCTCCCAAGTACCCCCATGTTTTATATCGTGGTTAGTTATAGACCATCTCTGAAAATCCTCAGTGTTAAAAAAACTTATCGTGGACTTCCAATCTGCTGTAGTAGAAAACGTAAAAATCATACGACTATCTACATCTTGCCACTTAAAGCAAAAATTACACCACCAAAATAAATCAAATATTGTTTTTATTTCAACTGGCGAGTAGTCCACATGTTCAAATAAAACTTTAGCTAACTGATTTTTTTTATATTCGTAATTTTCTTGTGTATCCACTGGCGTATCAGATTTTATATTAAATAAGTTATTATTAGACCAAGAAAAAATATTCTCCCAATCATCTGCATGTTTATCTAAGTTTGCATGTAAGGCATCACTACCGAATAACTGGTCACCACACTCACCTGTAACTTTTATGATATCATGATTCTCAAATAAAGTATCAACCAACATTTCTTTATGTGGAAGAGGATCATTTCTGTGTTTTACTAATTTCTCCCACATCAGAGGAAACTCATCTATAGAATCTTGCGTGTATCTAATATTCAATACATCAGAATCAGATTTAGTTTCTAATAGTGCTATCAAAGCTCCGCTGCTGTCAATTCCACCGCTCCAAAATAGTTCTATGGGTTTTCCTAATTTCCATAGTTCTTTGGCTGCATCCATGCAACACTCTTCCCAAGACTTATTGAATTTTCCTACAGTTGGAATTTCATCATACATCATATCAAAAGTATTAAACTTACCAGTTCTATCTACAGTCGTATATGATTGAACTAATTGACCTACATGGTGCAACGGCGGCGCTACCTCAAAAATATGTGGAGCATTATATTTTACTTTCATTCAAAGATGCTCCTCACTTCAAAATTCTCATCAATGTAACGAAATCGACGCTCTTGTATTATTTCATCACTGTGATCTTGTATTAGACTCGATTGTTTATACATTGTTAGTGCATATTCACTTCCAGTGATATCATATATAAATTTTTTCAATGGCATCTTATAATGCGTCCACCAATTACCATTACACTTTTCTTTCCAATTATTATTCATAGACCAATTTTGAAATTCGTCTGTATCAAAAAAATTGTATGTGGGTATCCTTCTGGCAGCTGCCAACCAAAATCTATATTTTGGATGTTCGTATTTACAGGTAAAGGTGAACCACGATAACATGTCAAATACTGTTTCAATCTCTGTTTTACGATTATCATATAATAAATGGGCAACTGAACTCCAAGCTTCTTTTTTTTCTTTGTCTTGAATTGGTTTTAGGAAAGAAAATATATCCTTACTTAAAAGGTTTTCCTCATCGTTCAAATTTGGAAAAGATGATAAATTATGAAAATTGCCCATAATCTGATCGCCGATCTCCCCTGTGACATAGATGTTACTTTTATCATTGGTGTCGGAAGAGCCTTGGGGTTGGTCTTTAATAAACTTTGTTACTGACCCAACTTCTTCAGTTAATATTTTATTTCTTACAATCCAATCATATAAAAAAGGACTTTCTCGCACACTGCTGCGACTATGTAATAAGCTTACTTTATTATTATCAAATAATATCTTTCCATATTTCCAAATACCTAAAAGAGCAGCGGAACTATCAATGCCACCACTCCAAAGAATATAGATTCTTTTATTTTTAGCAATTTCACATAATTTAAATACACTCTCCTCTATACATTCCTCTATGGACAATGATGTAGTTATTTTAGGAATGGGAGTTGTATTTGGAAAATCTAACGACCCATTATAGAAATCAATCGTCTTACTTCTGTCAATAAGAATTCCCGATCTTTTCGGCATCATATTTGAATATTTCTTATCAAATGAAGATAAATGTCGAGAGCTCTCTGGAAATTCCTCAATTGGAACATAAGGATTACCTGGCAACGTTAGTGCGGTCATTCGCAAGTTTCCTCCCCACATAAACAATCAGACCACTTGCACCAGCTGTAATAATTGCGCCAGGCGCAATAAACATCCAACCGCCACCGAATAACATTCCATAACAGAACAGTGGTAATCCTAATATAAGAGATGCAATAATTCCCCAAAACATTGATGGTTCATAAATATCATCATAAAGAACAGCCTGCACTGTAGGAAGAAGTGTACATGCTCTAAATGCAGAATGAAATAAGAACAGATGTACTACTGCAAGTCCCGGCGTATTTGCAATTCCAACCGCAAGAACAGCAAGAGCAACCATAGCAACTCTAGCACCAGTTATTTCTGAAGTAGGAAACCAATCTTTAGCTGCAAGACTACTTACAGCACACATTGCAGAATCACATGTAGATAGAAGTCCACACATAACTGCAAATAAGAAAGGATAGACTGCCCACACAGGCAACAGCTCTTTAATTACCTCGTAGTTGACCAAGCCAGCTGCAACCTTCATATCCAGACCAGTAGCAATAAATCCTAGAATACCCATACTGATAGGCACGATAGCAAAAATTGCAGCTCCTAAAAAGAATGATTTTTTTAACTTTTCTTTTTTAATACTAAATGCTCTTTGATAGAACATCTGATCGCCAAACGGTCCAGCAAGTAGACCGATACTAACAGCAATACCAAAGGACAGAAAAACATCCAAGTCAAAAACACTTCCTGTCGCACCCTTAGCAACGGTTTCCCAACCACCACCTTCTGATACTGCCCAAGGAACCAATGTAAGGCACATAACAGCAATGATTACCATCTGTACCCAATCAGTTACAATAGACCCCTTGATTCCACTAAACAAACTATAACTAAGTGCAATAGCAGCCATGATTACGGTTATGAGTGTAAAGTCAACACCTGTCATCTTGTGCATCAGCATACCACCAGCAAGCAGTTGAATTGCAAATGCACTAATAGTCAAGTAACCCATCTCTCCCCAATAGAGTTTTTGTACTCTAGGACTCACCTTGTCACGAATGTATCCACTAAGAGTAAATCCTTCTGGAACTAACTCCCTTAGATAAGAAGCAAAGTATGCAAACAGAACCAAACAAAGAACGTTTGGAACTGTAAACCAAAATAAGCCAGGTATCCCATCAGTATATGCTTTTGTTGCACTCACAAATAAAGCAGGCGCCCATATCCATGTCGCTGCAATACTTAACCCTCCCGATACCGTTCCGATATCACGATTAGCAACTAAAAATTTATCTGTAGTATTATAACCTTTTGAAAATAGGTAGGTCATAACCCATATAGCCATTGTGTAAATCACAACCATCATTAATTCAATCATAACAATCCTTTATTTTTCCTTTAACATCTTTTGCAATTCAGCAGTACTTCCAACAAATAATGCGTTTGTCACACTCTTTGGTGCGTTGTTAGGCACCTCTTTTAGTTTTCTCATTTTCTCTTGTAAGTCACCAAGTTTTTCAGTAACTTCAGCAACTTGTTTGATAAGGTTACCGGCAACTTCGTATGCTCGTGGATGGTCCGATTCTTTGGCGAGCTCCAATATGCCTTCCACTGCATCCGTTCCTTTTTCGACCAAATTGTAGAAGTTTTGTCTTTGGTATTCATAATCTTTCTCCACATGCTCATTCGTATCACCCCAATCTTCTTGAGATGAGGATACTACTTCTTGTTTAATAATTTTTTTAGGAAGACTTTCGACCACACCTAAGGCCTTATCAATTTCATTACTCATCGTCACAATACCTCTTACATATATTAGGAGCTTGTTCTGGATTATTTATAAGTGTGTCAAACCAAGATTGCCATTCTTCTCCTTCGACAATATCTTCAATCCTTTCTACATTACTAACCTTCATACTGTCCTTATAGAATCGAGATATCTCTTTTTCTTCTTCTTCAGAACGAGTTCTTTGTAAACCACAGCATGGTAGCAGATGACCTGTGGCACAAAAAAATACATCGTTTCCATTTTCTCTAAGACAACGGGGATTAAGTGTCATTCTTTATTATCGTTGATGAGGCTGTCGCTCATCGGAGATACGATCCCTCTGCCCATGACATACACAGCACGGGGTTCAAATAAAAATTTATCCCACATCTCATCTTGCCACTCACCATATCTATACGACTCACCCCACCTACTTGACATTACTGGTTTAAATTTTATTCCATTATGTTTTGCCAAAGCTCTTGCCTCGGCAATATCATTTTGATTGTATTTAAAAACAATATATTTCCACACAGGAGTTAACCCATAGTTTAATGCAAGTTTCATCATATCAAACAAATGTTTACCGTCTTGGTTTATTCTATATTTATGACTGTCTTGTGGAAGTCCATCAATACCAAAAATCCACTTTGCATTTACGTTAGCCTTAAATGCTTCTGTGTACCTAGTTGAAGATTTGTGTGATGCAGCAGTGTGCAAGATAGTCTTTTTATTTTTTTCATAAGTTAGTTTGAGAAAGTCTATTAAATTTGTAGCAAAAATAGGATCAGAAATGTTTCCTATAAGATGTATGCTATCATAATATTCTACAACCTTTTCAAAGTCAGATACCGACATATCACCACCTAAAAATGGTAAATTATTTGCCAGTAAATATTTTCTTTCACATTTAGGGCATTCTAGGTTGCATCTAATAGATGTTTCTATATTGATAGACTTACGTTCATCATACACACTACTCATCCACTCCTTGGAAGAATGAAGTTGTTTCATTAAATCCAAAGTCATCATCAGCATCAGCTGTACTAGGATTGGGTGTAACAACAAGCCTCTGTTCCCGTGTAGGAATATTTGTCTTAATATCTGTAAACTGATCAACTTGTACAGTCTTAATAATTGACTGCGAAGTAACTGGGCCATATAGATAGAATTTTGCAGTGAAACTTAAAGTATAGATCAAAGCTCGTCTGGATGTAAAATCTCCAGCATAATCGTCTTCATATGATATACTATTTAATACGATAGGAACATCTCGTTTAATTCCCATCTCCGCCATATCATTAAGAGTAAGAGTATACTCAGGTTGGAAGTATGGTAAAATTTGTTCAACAATCTGCAAAGCATCATCAGAATTTTTTGCAAGAACATATAACTCAAATCCAACATTATATGGAACAGGCATATACTGTGTTTCAAGTTGCTTAGAATTTCCACTCTTAGTCTTTTTGAATTTTTGAATACGATTTAGTTTTCTAGTAGAATCATAGGTAAGACCGTTAATCTCAAAACCAATTCTAGGTAGAGTTACTGCAACTTGTTTTGTCAAGTCAGGGTCTTCAGCTAGTCGAACCAAAAACTTTTGCCGAGGCCCATATGCTAATGGCACCTTCATAGACTGAACTACTTTACCATCGCTGTCTTTACGAACTAATGATATATTATTAAACATTGTACCAAATGCGACAACCACTTTTCTGATTGTCTCATGATAATATTGTGTACCTAACATTAACC